CCTTGAGAAATAATTATATTTTGTGAACCAGTAGTAGCGTTTTCTATAAACTGAACTCTTTTTAAAGTATTAGGCCCAATAGTAATAGTACAAGCTGAATCAAGCGTACCTGTATATTTAATATACATGGCTCTTGCTGCATCAGCAGCTCCATCTGCTACTGTAGAGGTATGAGTATCTGCATTGGTGGTTATGGCCTCTGTACCGAAACCTAACGCTTCACCAATTAACTCTAAATTTGTGTTTGTAGTTGTGCCCCAAGTTCCCGCTCCGTCACCTGTTGCTAGTTCATTTAATCTGAGATTGTTTACGTATGTGCTTGCCATTTATATTCCTCGTAAAAATTATATATTATTTATGCAGCAACTTCATCCCAATCTGGAGATTGTGTATCTGTTACTGTAGTATAAGACGGACTTTGACTTTCATCAACTGGTGAATAAGATGGCGTTTGATCTTCGTCAACAAGACCCCAAACTAAAACATCCCCAACAAGTCCTGTTATAGCGTTTAATTCTGGAACTATATTTGCTTTAGCATTTACAGTTAAGCTTCCAATTGCTCCAGTTGCTGAAACGCCGTCAATGTTTACATTGTTAATCAATATAAATGTTGGCGTTCCTACTGCAGAGGTAGCAGCTAGTCCTGATACTGATATATTGTTGTTGGTAACAAGAGATGTAGTTCCAAGCGCTGACGTACTTTCAAAACCTGTTACAGATATATTATTAACTGTTGATAAGGTTATAGTTCCAAGAGCAGATGTTGCTGCTATACCAGTTACGGATATATTGTTGACTGATGTTGTAGTTGCTGTTCCTAGTAAACTTGCTGCTAATACTCCAGAAGGAGTTACATTTGCTTCAGCCTGAATAACTACACTTAAAGATCCTAAAGTAGCTGTTACACCACCTACAGAAGCTATAGCTTGAGCATTGACTGCTGCAACGGGAGTTCCAGTTGTACCTGCAGCTGGTGCAGTTGGCTCGACTGGTATTGAGCCTTCACCAAAACCTAATTGACCAAATGTGCCTCGACCCCAGCCGTTTAGGTACTGAGGCATTTTAAGCTATACGTATAATTGCCGTAGCCGCTGCTTTTGCTGGAAATACTACTGTAAAATCACCTGCGGTAGAAGTTTTATCTCCACCAAAGTCAATAGTTGCTACTGATTTATCACCGTTTGTATCGTTATAAATCATACAGCCTCTTGCTGTAATTGTAGCTGTACTAAAAGTTAGGTCATTAAAGTCTGTAACCGCAGTAGTACCTGTAGCAGATGGCGTTACGTTAGTTAACGCAGAACCTCCTGAAGTATAGTTAGTACCACTAGCTTGTCCAGTCGTAGTAAAAGCAGTTGTAGTAGCTCCTAGAGTAGCTGAGCTTGTATATAAAGCCAGTTTAAAACTATTACCACTTGAATTAGTAAAGTTATGAGTTCCAGTTAAAAGCTCTACTTTAAAGCTTGTTGTCAGAGTAGATGTTATTGCCATATTAAATACCTTTAATTATTTTTGCTAAGTCTTCACTACCTCCACTAGATAAATCTTGAATTAAGGTAGCCTTATAAGATTTTAAAGCATTTTTAATATATATCAAACATACTTTGTATATTAGTTCTTGATAGGCTCTTGCCTGAGCCTTGACATGCTCTTCATTATCGTCTGAAACTCCTACTATTTTGTCAGTCAATTGTTTTGCCCAAAACTCTGGAGGATGGCCTCCATACTGAGTAGTAGCTATCTCTACCATGCCCAATTCAGGCAATCCGTCTGGAGTAATCTTTATTACCATTTGTTTGGCTCTACAGGGTCATTTTTCTTTAAATGGGTGTCATGCCTATCTATTAAAATTGGTTCTTTTTCTTTTTCTGGTTCTTGATTCTTCATAACTTCGCTACGATTCATACTTTGTAAGTTACCTTCATCATCAGATAAAACTATAAGAGGATCATCTAAACGATGATATCCATATAACTTTTCTTCTGCTGGAATTGCTGCATCAAGCAAGTAACTTGATTGAGCTACCTCTACTTTCATTCCATCACTCATACATTTGCTTAACCAAAATTCAGTACAAGCTCGGCCAGCTTCTGCAAAATATAGATTACCTTTATAGCCATAATCTACGCCAAATATCTGTAAATGGCCTATTTTATTGTATAAAGCAAAAGCTATTGCATAAGCAACAGTATTGTTAAGATAATGACATCCCCATTCTTTTAATACTTCGTTTATTGGATATTCAACTAAGCCAGGACATCTATCATCTAGCTCACATGTATATATTGGACCTTCATGTTCTTTTAACACTTTAGCCATACTATTAGTTTGGCCTCCTGCATCGTCTGTGTCTAAAAACCTAGATGGTGGATCCATCATAAAGACTCTATCATGGTATATAACGTCAGAAACTGCATTAATTACCCATATTTCATCAAATTCTGCGCCATGTGATTTTGCCATGCAGTAGTCAAACCAACTCCTGCCCATGCCAACAATGGCTACATTTTTCCCTTCAAGTTCCTTGATTGGATTCATAACTTTCTCCTTTTGTTAAGTTAACTTACTTGCGAGCGGAGTGAGTCATATCGGTATTCATCTCGTCTACCTCTTGCCTCGGCTCGTTCTTTTATTCTTGCTATTTCCTGCGCGAATCTATTTTCATAATTTGCTAATAAATCTGGCTCACCTTTCATAAAAGTATGGCCTTCAATTAAAGATGCGTATAGTAAAGCATCTCTAGCATTAACAGATAACCAGGTCCCTGATGTATCTGAAACTAAGCTTGTTGGTTTGTATAGGTAATGTAATTCTACTGTGTAATTTGCATCTGGTACTGGAGCTAGTGCTATTGTTGAACCAGAGCTAGAAGATGTTGAATATGCTTTATCATAGTCTGCATAATACTTTGGCAAGCCTCTTAAAGAAGTATCACTTAGATCTGGAGTGTATTCTTGCATAAAACTTGGATGTTTCTTTAATAAAAAATGATAATCATTAGTGGTTGAATCTATAACTGCTAATGAAAAACTAAGAAGAAAATCATTTGGAGCTGTTAAAAATCTGTTTCCTGTTGTGACTGTACCTTGAACATTTTTACGAAATACATCTTCTTGAACTAAGTTAAATATTCTATCTTCTGCATTTTTTACAAAATCAGCTATTGTTGCAACAAAAGTAGATTCATCATTATTAAGATAGTTTTGAATTAAGGTTGTTAGCTCTGAATAAGTCATGTTGTAATTGTAACCTCTCCTAAAGATGATGTCATTCTATAACCAGGTATGGGATTACCAATTATATTATCGTTATTACTTAGTATGTAGCCTTCTCCAACCTCAACATCATTATTAGGTCTCGGTTCATATAAAGCTTCTGGATCTGATATAGCTGGAGTTGGTTCTAGTTGAGGATGTTTAGTCTCAAAACATTCTGGACAAGTTTTTAAATTGTTCCATTCTTTTTTAAGTTCTAATAATTTATACTCAAAACCACATCTATCACACAGAGCTTTAGCAAATTTAGCTGAAGCATAAGCCATTAACTTATATAGGGTCTAATTCTAAATGAAGCCCTATCCTCGTCTGTTGATGAAGCTCTTTCAAATTCTTCCTCATACATTTGTTTTAACATGCCTGACTTTTCTGGAGCTTTCTTTACTGATATGTAATAAGCTAAACCAGCTGCAAAACAAGGATAAAACCTAAAAGGCATATCCATAGTATTAATAGCTGTATCTGCATCATCCATTCTTACTAGCTTATTAAATACTAATACATCTGTAGAATTTTCTGGAGCTGGCCATATTTTTAGAACTGCTGCATTTTGTTTATCTAGAAAGAATTGACTAGGCCTTCCTGTTGTTGCTTTGACTGGTATATTAAGATATTCGCTACGGCTTAATCTTCTCATAGATAAATCAGTCGTTACGCTGCCTTCAGTTCTTCTAAGACTACAATCTAATATATCTATTACGTTAGAGTTTAAAGTATAAGTTAAGGTGTCTTTAGTAACAGTTTGAGTAGCTTCCTCTATTGTCCATTGATTTAAACCTCTATTAGCCCATTCAGCTAACATAAGGTTTATAGAACGTTTTGCACTTACTAAATCATAACCAGTACGTAATTCAAGCCCACATCTTTCAAATGCTTCCTCAACAAACTCAGTTACGTTTGGTTCAAAATTTGTACTACTTGATGTTGTCATCTTCTTTATCCTCTGGAGCGTATAAATTGTTAAACGTTACGTTTGGATCTATATAACTCTCATGTTCTTCTGCTGAATGTGTCCATTGTGAAGGCATAAAATCTGGCGCTCCTTCACCTACACGCCATAAAGCAGGATTTGTTGCTCTAACTCTATTATTAGGTAAAGCTACAAAATTACCAGTATACTCGCCAGCATCTGTTAAATATAACACATGTGACTGCTTATGTTGAGCAGGATCATCTGCTATTGAATTATTAGTATAGTCTACAGTAAATAAATACTTGCCTGTATGAAATTCACCACCTATTTTACAAAGCCAAGGTGATGAACTTACTCTATCTAAAACTACAACAGAGTGTTCGTGACTTAAACAATCCCATGGTTGAGCTAAATGATCTTCCATAGCAGTTGGCCACTCTTGTAATGGTATGTCTGCTATTAAAGCCTGAATAGGCATTCTAGCCCACATAGCGCCACCATGAATATTTGGCGCGTCTTCTTCATTATCTATTTCACATCCAGTAAAAACTACTTGAAATGATAAAGATCTATCTGGCAATGTATTTACAGCTATAATGAGAGCATGTAAATACTCTCCGTGATAATTACTATGATTTGCTGTAAATTCTTTTCTTACCCAACATTTAAACTGCGGTATGTTAGAAATTAAGTATGACATCTAAGGTGCAAATTAAACTTTGCCGCCTTTTGACATATATTTAGTACCCTTCATGGCTCCACCTTTTGACATATATTTAGTGCCTTTCATAGCGCCACCTTTGGACATATATTTAGTGCCTTTTACAGCTCCGCCCATTGCATATCCTTTAGTTTTTTTAAACATTCTATTCTCCTAACTTATTGTAGTTACTTTTCTACGGTTATTCATAACTTTACCACAGCCTTTAGCTATAAAACCACCATTACTTTTTTTGACTCTGCCATCTTTCCAGCTAATTGCTTTTGGACCTTTTTTCTTTTTTGCTGCTGAAGTGCATTCAGACATAGTTGGTCTACAAGCAGGATAACTTTTTCTTTTTTCACCCTTTTTACGTCCGCATGTTTTGCCTGTTTTACAATCAACCCAGCCTTTGCCATCGTTTTTGTTAAACCAATCTCTTAGATTTTCTTTAGCCATTATCCTAATTTAGTCTTATGACGTTTACCTGAAAGCATATTATTAAATCCTCTAGCTGAAACAAATGTTACTTCTCCACCTGTAGCTTTTTTTGTTTTTGATTTGTTGCCGTAATTAGCTGCACCTACTTTTCTACATTGTACTAGTCTGCCACTAGCATAAGCACTTGGCCAAACTTTAGCACTACGCTTTACTTTATGATAACAAGCATCTTTTTTACCTTTAGCCATTTAACATTTCCACCTTCGTCTTGCTTGACGAATTCTTGAATTAGGATCGTTTTTAGTTTTAGCTGAACTTTTTTTAAGCTGTCCTGCTGACCTAGCACAATAAGACTTACGCCTTTTTGCAGCTTTACTGCCTTTTTTAACTTTACCAGTTACTGCTGTTTTAAGTTTACTGCCAGGATTAGCTTTTCTATAGGCTTTTACACCTTTTTTGGTCATTCCCGCCCCACTTTTAGTAGGACGGTAATTTCCACCTTTACCAGTTGTTTTGCGTATAGGTTTAGCTGTTCTTCTTTCAGCCATTATAAAAATTAATCAAAATCTTTATAAACTGTAAGCACTATTACATACGAATCGCCGTCAGAATGCCCAGTAGTAGTCAGCATAATATCGCCAGTTTTTCCACTGCCTGATGTATTTCTAACTCCTCCAAATTCTGTAAAATCTTCGTCTGTTGTATAGTCTGCGTTTAAATCCCAACAGATTGTATCTGTAGTTGCATCCCATAAAAGTTTTACACTCATTCCAAAGGTAGAATATACAATTTTTGCTAAACGTACGCCTGTACATGCTTGGCCTGTAGAGCTATCGCTTAAAGCGCTAACATCTATTTTTTTAACTGCTGCCTCGCCTGTACCATCTGATGTGCTTGTCAACTGAATAATAGCGACTCTATCGCTATCCATTAATGTTGTTGAGGTTACTGCGTCTGCCATATTAAGCTCCTACTTACGCGTCAGCGAATGCAGTTACTAAAGTTCCTGAACCTAACATAATGCCTTCTACAGCATATTTAGCAGTAGCCATAGCTGTACATTTTACAATACTACCTGCTAATCCACCTTTAGTTGATCCATTCATTGTAATAACATCGTTAGATGCACCTGAGATAAAAGTTTTACCTGTTGCATTGTTAACACCAGTATATAAACCGCCTACGAATTTATCAGTACCATCGGTTAAGATGTCCATATCTGTTGCTGCTGTAACTACTACAAAAGTAAATGTAGCACCTAAGTTATTGGTTTGATTTGGATCGTCATTGCTTCCTGGAGCAGTTGATACAATTGAAGGTAAAGTAAATTTACCATCTGCATCGTTACATACAAGAACTTTACCTGCATGGTCTGCTACTGTAAGAGTAGTGTCTGCAGTTAAACTAACAACGTTAGCGTTACCTGCTGAAATAAATCCTGCTAGTGACTGGATAGGACCAGAGAATGTTGATTTTGCCATAATTTCCTCCTGGGAAATAAGTTCTACCGTCTTGGCTTGTCTGCTAGGTCAGTCTGTAGAACAAGTTAATTAATCCTAGTCCTTTGATTGTATATTACTTTTAAGCAAAAAAAAAGGGAGCCGAAGCTCCCTTAAGACAATCAATTAAGATTATGCTCCTTGTGATGCGAACACCGCTCTCCAGTTGGAGAAACCAAAAGAGTATCTTTCTCTAGCTTTGTAACGCATGTTACCAGTATCGAAATCACCTTCTAGTGAAGTTTGCATTGGGCTTCTTTCAAAATGTTTGAATCCATCAGGACAATCTGTCTTGAGGAACCAAGCATCAGTATCTGTTAGATAGTTGTTAACAACATATCCTTCAGGGACCATACCCATATTCTTAATAGCATTAATGTCATTGTCAGAAGTTCCTACTCTGCCTGGGCTTTGTAGTAATCTGTCAGCAACAAATTGTAATGCTGGTGGAACAATAAGCTTTCTGCCTTGTAGAGCAATTGTCAAATTTCTGTCATCAACTAAAGTTGAAACATTAATAAGAGCATCTTCTAATGAAGTCTCGTTTAAGTCAGCATAAGCTGTTGGTCTGTTACTTGCAGTACCACCGCCACCTAGAGGGTGAGAGTTTGATACTAAAGCAACACCATCACCACCAGTAAAACTACTGCTAAAAGCGTTATTAAGAACAGCAGCTGCCTTAATTTGCTTTGTGTTTGCCATAGATCTAGCCAAGGCTTTTGTATACCTTGAACCAAGTCTATCGTATAAGTTATCTTCAACTGCTTCTTCAGTTAGAGAGAAAGCTAAAGCAACTGTTTCGTGGGCATAACGTGCAGTAAAGCCTTCAGTAGCATTGTCATATTCGACAGCGTTACCTTCGCCTTTTACTGATGCGTTACCAAAGCCAACGATCATTACTTCTTCTTCAAACGCTCTGTCTGATGATTCAGTTTCATATATCTCAGTATGTTGATTATCATACCTATCATATTCCATGC